TGGATGCAGAAGTAGAACAGGACGAAGAGGAAGAAACCGGCCCACAAACGCTGTATCATGGTGGAATGGCGTCAGATATGTGCCCCACATGCGGCGAAGGCCCCTGCGAGAGCGTAGGGCTAATGGGAGATTGTTCGTCTACAGGTATCACAGTGGGCTCAGATCCTGTCTCTGGTAACCCTGTTCCCGCTGGATCAAGCCCTGCGGAAGTCCGTGACGATATTCCGGCCCTACTAAGTGAGGGGGAGTATGTAATACCGGCAGATGTTGTTCGTTATCACGGCTTAAAGACATTCCAAGCCCTTCGCATGGAAGCAAAAATGGGCCTTATGAGCATGGCTTTTGAAGGCCAGATTCAATCCTACGACCCCGAGGAAGAGCCAGAGGACTACGAAACTGAAGAAGGTAATGTAGTCGAGGAAGCCTCAGTAGAGACTGATATCGAAACTATGGATGACAAAGAGACTACGATTAAGAAGCAAGCCTCAGAGATGTCCTACAAACCCAAAATGACTGTTGCTTTGATTAAGTAAAATAATTGCGAGGACGGGCTACCCGCAAACCTTTGGCACTTTCGCCAAACTACTTTGAGGCCCCCTAGAGGAGAACTATATGGCTAAATATGAAGGCCAATACCGAGATAGTCTTGATGAATCAGAAATGGTTCAGCAGGATTTACCCCAAACCGCAGAGGGCGATAAGCCTTTTGAAGAAACGTCATTTAAAAAACGCTACGGAGATCTGCGTAGACACATGCAGTCCCAGATGTCCGGCAAAGATAAGGAAATACAAGAACTTCGTTCACATCTAAGCCAAGCAACCCAGAAACAAATCAAGTTTCCTAAAAGTGACTCTGAAGTTGCTGAGTGGGTTAAGAAATACCCCGATGTTGCAAAGATTATTGACAGCATTGCCCAGCGCCGAGTTATCGAAGGTCAGAGAACTCTGGAAAGACGCCACGGAGATCGTGTCACTGCTATCGAATCTAGGCTCACTAAGGAGACTGCCGAAAAAGAGCTAAAAGCTCTGCACCCCGATTTTGATCAAATTAGGACTGACTCTAAATTCCATGATTGGGTAGCACTTCAGCCGTCTAATATCGCTGACGCACTGTATAAGAACAATACAGATGCCAAGGCCGCCGCGAGAGCTATAGATCTCTATAAGGCGGATGCGGGTATTAAGACTCGCCGGAAAGCTAATAACGCCTCTGCCGCACAGGCTGTAGGTAGGACTTCGGCCTCTGCCCCAAACTCCAGAAATTCAAGGTTTTCTGAGTCACAGGTAGAGAAGATGTCAGCCGTTGAATATGAGAGAAGTGAAGATGCTATTCAGAAGTCTATTCGAGAAGGAACTTTCGAGTATGACTTATCTGGTGGCGCAAGATAACACTTGTAAGAGACATAACTATCGTGTTATAACAACACCAAATATGTTATGAACTAACACAGTTCGTAAATGCCGCAAAGCCGCATATTTTGCCTACCTTTGCAATTATTCAGAAGAACAGTTTAAGTTACCTGTCCTATTGGCCCTTGGATCAATAAGGAAAACCATAGTTTCGGCTATGTGCTTCTTTATAAAGAGAAAAGTTACCCAATAGTTATTCAGCCCTTAGCACCTTGGTTCGTTCTGTTTTGTACCAACCTCTTTGAGGTTTTTCACACAACTTAACTTAATAAGGAGGCCATTCATGGCTTTTAATAGCGCAAGCGGTCACAATAACTTACCAAATGGTAACTTTTCGGCCGTACTTTATAGCAAACGTGTTCAAAAGGAATTTCGCAAGAGCAGTGTCTGCGAAGATATTACTAACACCGATTATTTGGGCGAGATTAGCTCATTTGGAGACAGTGTTAAGATTATCAAAGAGCCAGAAATCACTGTTTCAACTTACGCTCGGGGAACTCAAGTAGCCGCTCAAGATTTGAGTGATGCAGATTTCTCGCTCGTAATTGATCAAGCCAACTACTTTATGTTCAAGATGGATGACATCGAAACCGCCCACTCCCATGTAAATTTCATGGATTTGGCAACGGATCGTGCGGCATACAAGCTACGCGATACTTTTGATGCTGAAGTACTTGGTTACTTGTCTGGTTGGGAGCTTAATGGTTCCAATGTTTGGGTACGCCGTAGCGCCGTAAATGGCACGAAAGCAGACTCAGGCGCAGGAAACGATGAGCTTTTAGCGGCAAACGCTTTGTCAATCCTCGACTTTGGTGGATCTGATTTAGGTGTTGACGCTGAAGCTACTTCTATCCCAGTTGCGGCTGGTGGTGGTGCTGGCGGCATTACTTCTCCATTGGCTATTCTTAACCGAATGGCTCGTAAGATGGACGAAGCTAATGTTGATACAGCGGATCGTTGGTTTGTAGCAGATCCAGTTTTCTACGAAATGCTCATGGACGAAAATTCCAAGTTCGTTTCGGCTGACTTTGGTGGTGGTGAAGAAATTCGCAACGGCCGCGTTGGTGAAGGCTTGATCCGAGGCTTTAAAGTCTACAAGTCAAATAACCTTCCTTACGTTGGAACTGGAGCCGGTACTGTACTTTCAACTGGTTCTGAGACTAACTTTGGTACTGTAGTAGCTGGGCATAAGTCTGCCGTAGCAACTGCTCAACAACTCAATAAGACTGAAAGCTACCGCGATACAGCATCTTTTGCTGACATCGTGCGTGGGATGCAGTTGTACGGCCGTAAGATCCTTCGTCCAGAAGCGATCATGACTGCCACTTACAACGTAGCCTAAGTAGCAAACTTAGGGGCCCCTGTAATGGGGGCTCCTTTCCTTATTTTTGGGGTTCTTGAATGGCTACATCTTTTATAAATTTAACTAACCAGCTTCTACGAAGACTCAACGAAGTTGAGGTAAAGGTAGTTGAATTTACTGGTTGTAGAGGGGTTCAAGCCCTAGCAAAAGACGCCATAAGAAACTCTATCGCGCAAATAAACGCGGCGGAGTACGAGTGGCCTTTTAATTCTGCGGAACATACGCAAACTTTGAATGTGGGGCAGGAAGATTACTCTTGGCCTCAGTACTTTAAAACAGCAGATTTTGAAAGTTTTATAGTGGCGAAAAATCCACTACTGGGAAATTCAACATCTAAGCTCAAATTTATATCGCGGGATGTTTATTACGATAAGCACCGGACAGATGATTTAGACGCGGATAACTCTACGGGCCTCGGACTACCTACTTTAGTAGCTCCCGCCCACGGTAACGGGTATATCGTGTCTCCTACTCCGGATAAGCCTTACGTTATACAATATCGCTATTACCTAAACTACGCAGATTTACAGTTAAATACTGACGCTACCCGAATTCCTACACCCTATGACTATGTCATTATTGAGGGTGCGCTAAGTCAGATGCACTTATTTAGGAACAATAATGAGGCGGCCAGTATTGCTCTCCAGCTTTTTCAAGAGGGCATTAAAAACATGCAAGGAATTCTAATCAATCAGTACCAGACGGTTACGGATACTCGGACTCTACGAGTGGTTAGGGCTTATTTCTAGATGCCAGATCAAATTGAAAGTTACAAAGTCGTTTGCGGAGGGGGGTTAAACTCTAATGAGAACCACCTCGACCTATCTGAGAATAGTCCAGGTAGTGCAATACGGCTTGTGAACTTTGAGCCTTCGTTGTTTGGGGGATACCGGAGAATAGAAGGGTACGCACCATACAGATCGTATGCGCCGGAAGTTGACCCGCTCAATGGCGGTGGAAAAATCTTGTCTTTGGACTTCTTTAAGAATGATCTAACGGGCGGGAAAGAACTTTGGGCCACTAGAAAAGTAAAGACTTTTAAATTTACGGCCGTGGCGGGGCAGACATCGTTCATTGGCTTTGATGACAACGGCAGAACTCTGGACGTTCTTGTTGCTAACAATACTTGGGCCTACATTAATGGCACAAGAAAATATGTTCTTCTTGATTTTACTATTAATTTAAATACGGCGGGGGGAGATGAGTTTGTTCTTAACACCCCAGCAAGCGCCGGAGATGTAATTGAGATAGACGTTAATGAGTACTGTTTCTACAAAGAAACGGGCGGAGGATGGCAGAAGGTTGTTCCTATTAACTCAGCCGGTGTTGAGTTGCGTAGAATGTCTGTTTTTGGGCAAATTACGCCAATTAACCGAGTAAGATCTGTTAATTTTAATTTCGGCTCTGGTAACATGATTTGTTTTGTAGATGGTGCGAATAACGCCCTTGTCTATAACGGCCTATATTGGAATGTTATTGTTAGCTCCAACTCAGGGGTAGATGCCCTAAATGCAGGGGGATCTCAGTGTTTAGACCAGCCCTCTATTGTGGACGTATTTAAAAATCACCTGTTTTTAAGTGGTGATCCTACAGACCCGTCAAAGTTAGCTCACTCAAGCCCGAATAATCCATTTGATTGGAATGCGGCAGTGACCTCTCAGGGCGCTAGTGTAGGTGCTGGACAGCAAATTGCTGGGTTTGATATCGTTGCATTTAAGACTTTCCGAGATGACTTATTTTTATTCGGTGAGAACAACATTAAGAAGTCGATAGTCAGCGCCAATGGCGACTTTTCTATTGAGCATGTTACGAATAATGTGGGCTGTATGGCCCGAGACTCTGTCTTAGAGATAGGCGGAGATTTGATATTTTTAGCACCAGATGGTTTCCGGCCTGTTGCGGGCACATCTCGTATTGGTGACATTGAACTAGAAACAATTTCTAAGCCGATACAACAACTTCTCAGGGAGTTACCCCATGTCTACGATGTAGACTCTTTGGTTGGCGTTGTTATCCGCTCAAAAAGCCAAATTAGGTACTTCATTGATCCTCCAAATGTTGTGGATCAGGAAGAAAGCTTTGGAATTATAGGTGGTTTGCGGAGTGCTGATCAGCGGCTCGGATGGGAATTCGGGGAGATGGTTGGAGTACGCGCAAGTTGTGCTGTTAGCGAATACGTTAACAATGTTGAGGTAGTCTTGCACGGCGACCACAACGGAAAAGTTTACCGGAGTGAAAATGGAGATAACTCCTTTGATGGATCTAAAATACTAGCCATTTATGCCACTCCGTTTTTTGACTTCGGGGAGACTGAAGTAAGAAAAGTTATGCGGAAAGTAAACACCTTCATCAGAGCAGAGGGGCCGCTAGAAATGAACATGGCTCTAAACTACGATTGGAATGACCCTAAGACTGCAAAACCCAATTCTTGGGTGCAAGTTTCTGAGGGGGCCCCAGTAGTCTATAAAGGCATAAACATAACGTATAACGGCGTTAATGTGGCGTATGGCGGCACGGATAAGCCCATCATCACCACAGATGTCCAAGGATCTGGTCAGGCGGCACAAGCCACTTTCGTAACTTTAGGGATAACTGAACCATACAGTATTCAAGGCATTGTCTTTGAATTCTCAATAGCGGGAAGATTATAAATGACAATAGGTTACTCTAGAACTTCCGTTGCTGACATCATTAACGGTGCAAATATTACTGCACCGCCTCTTAACGCTGAATTTAATGCTATTGCAGACGCTTTTGGCGGAACCTCTGGGCACACCCATACAGGCACTACTAATGATGGAGCGCCAATACCCTTATCGACCTCTGTTGTTGGGTATCTCTTAGATATTAATGGCGGTGTTGGTGGAAGAAATAATACAAACGCAGTAGCTGATCCGTCATCCATTGATGACGCTACCTACGGTTACTCTGTAGGCTCAATATGGATTAACACTACAACTAACCGCGTACACATCTGCCAAAGTAATCTGGCCGCACAGGCAGTCTGGTTTGAGCTAAATACAACAACCCATTTGGCACAGATGACGCCAAAAATTACGAATACCATAGACATTGGTAGTGCGGCCCTACAGTACCAAGATATTTATATTGATGGCATTGGGTACATAGATACAATCTATGGCGACAATATAGACCTGTCCGGCGGGATAAATGTCTTAACAGGAACGGCCGCTCTGAGCAGTGTGACTGTCTCTACAAACATCCATGTTAATGGTACTGCTAATCTTGGCACTGGCGTTAATATTGATGGTGGTAGCATTGATAACACCGTAATTGGCGCGTCTACGGCTACTGCCGTTACGGGCACGGTTATTACTGCAAGTACAAACTTTGTAGGTAACGTAACGGGTAATATCACAGGCGCGGTGACGGGTACTACAACAGGTACTCATGTGGGCCCTGTAACGGGTGACGTTACATCTATTGGAACAAGTAGTTTCCAAGACGTTAACATCTCAGGTTCACTTAACCTAAACGCAGGAACTTCTGGGACGGTTACAAATCTATCGGCCCCTGTTAATCCTCTTGATGCGGCCACGAAGTTATATGTGGATACTGGTCTTGCCGACTTAGTTGACTCAGCCCCAGGGACTTTAGATACGCTTAACGAATTGGCGGCGGCACTAGCAGATGACCCTAACTTCTCGACAACGATTACTAACGAGATAGCGACAAAGCTACCCCTAGCGGGCGGCACAATGTCGGGTGACATCAACACAAACTCCAATGCTATTACCGGCCTCCCTGCCCCAACTGTGGGTACAGACGCCACTAATAAGACCTATGTAGATACGTTCTTAAACAAGACGGGCGGCACTCTGTCAGGGGCTCTAGACCTCGGCAATAACAAGATACTTAATCTTGCCACCCCAACATTGGCAGGAGATGCGACCAGCAAATCCTACGTTGATGCTATTTTAGGAAGTGCCACCAATGCCGCCACTAGTGCGGCCAACGCACTGACCTCTGAAAATAATGCGGCCGGATCTGCAACTCTAGCTCAGAACTGGGCTAATCAGATGGGCTCACCAGTATCCGGAAGTTTGTATTCATCCAAGTACTACGCAGATTTAGCAAATTCAGCTACTCAAGACGTACAGCAATTTTTTGGTGTTTATCATGTAAGTGCAACCGCCCCGACAGTAGATATCGTTGCGGGGGATATGTGGTTTGACACAGGCACAGACCAGCTAAAAATCTGGAGCCAACAAGGCGCATGGATGGACGCGGGCTCTCAGGTAAACGGGCTCATAAACTACAAACATTATATAGTAGGAACTAACTCAACTGGATACACAGGGTCTGACACTACCTTCCCTTGCTCCTATGATATTGGGTTTGTTCAAGTATTTCAGAACGGCGTACTCTTAACCCCGTCTGACTATACTGCAACCAACAACATCGAGGTTATCCTCGGAACCCCTGCAAACACAGGGGATGAAATCACGATAGCGGCGTTTGGAACCTTTCAAGTAGCTAATACTTACACCCAAAACCAAGTGGATGCTCTTCTAGCCACCCGTGATGAACAAATTATAGCCCTAGAAGACGAAAACTTACTAAACCTCGGAGTATAAAGAATGACAGCTTACAACTTTAATACGCTGATCACCGCGATAGATTCCAAAGCTCAGGCTTTGGCCGCGAGTACTACCGATCCAAAGGATCTGGTGTATTTGGGTAAAGCTATCGAAGCGATCAATAGTGAAACAGACGCAATCGCCGCTCTTGGCTTATTGCAAGCCAATAACCTCAGTGACCTCCAGAGTCCTAATGCGGCACTTGGGAACTTAGGTTTCCAAATTAGTGGGGCATCAGCGGGCCAGACACTGGTATATAACGCAACCCTACAAAAATTTGTTAATGGTGCGGCGGTATCAAATCTTACGTCTGCCGGAGATCCAACAACAAGTACAGGAAATGCAGATTCTTTAGGAACTATGTTTATCAACACAACAAACGGCGAAATATTTGTTTGTGTGGGTGCGACTGCCACTAAACGACAATGGCTTGGTACTCTCGGCTCAACTGTTGGTTTCCCGCGTGGAGAAGTCATTTGTTTTGAAGCTCAAATGGACTCAAGTCAACACTCTGGGCCAAAGACTACTACTTGGACAGTGCCGGATGGCGTTACTTCTTTCTGTGCCGTACTCGTTGGCGCAGGGGCCGCAGGAGCAGGTAATTGGGCTAACTCAGCGGGCGGGGGTGGCGCACTAGCGTGGGCCAATGATATCGCTGTAGTAGCAGGAGATACCATAGAAATTTCTTCCGGTGTAGGTGGTTGGAATACTGGTCACGGACAAGATTCTACTATCTCTAAAAACGGCACACTTCTATTTACGGCTGAAGGCGGGAGACATAGTTGTACTGCTTTTTCTAACATTGCTAAACCTCTCGCAGGAAGTATTACCCCTGGAAACATTAGTGAAGGTAGGGGCGGAATGTGTTCGTCCAATGGCTACGGCGGTGGAGGTGGCGCAGGAGGCTACTCAGGAAGTGGCGGAAATGGCTATTATGGGTATCAATCCACAGGAAACGGTAGCAACACACTGAACAACAGTATTGATGGTACAGGTGGTGCGGGCTCGGGTGGAGGTGGATACCAATCTTCAACCTATTCATTTGGTGGGGGAGGTGGCGTGGGCCTCTTCGGAGAAGGGCCTTCTGGTGTTTATTCAAGTATAAGAAGCGGCTTTAACTCAAACTCTTTCTACAACAACAACAACGGCACAACTAATCATCATGGTGGCGTTGGCGGATCGGGTGGCGAAGATGGCACTTCTAATAGTGCGGGCGGCCATAGCTATCCTAACTTTGGTGCGACAGATAATGATAGTACCGGCATGCCTAGAACTACGGCAGAGGTATCGGCCGCAACTAACGGATATGCTTCAAACAAAGGTTCAAGTACTCGTTACTCAGGATCAGGAGGAATGTTTGGCGGCGGTGGAGCCGGTGGGGGAACCTCGCTCGGCGGTACGGCTTATTACTGTCAGGGTGGAAACGGTGGTGTCCGAGTTCTTTGGGGCCCGAATCGGTCTTTCCCAAGCACCAATGTTGGCTTTCTGTCTAATTTAAGTGGTTAAGTCATTGTTATACATAATTAATATTAGGAGAAAGAAATGTCTTTAAATCAACAGGAACACAATATTGCGCTTCATGCAGTTCGTCTGCACCGCGATATTGAGCTTGCTAAGTCTGATTGGCGATTTTTCTCTGATAGTGTGGATAATATGTCTGAGGAAACAAAAACTCTTTGGACAGATTACAGACAATATCTGAGAGATTTACCGGCTAATCTAACCTCTGATGAAGTCGCTACATTTGTTGCAGAAACGCACATTATGGCTTTTGAAGAGTGGGTGGCTTCTCAAGGCTAGGAGGACTAGATGCCAAAAGCAAAAGTATTAGCTGAATTGGTTGCTGATGGGGCCGTTACTACAGACGATATCAATGATATCAACACATATGTAACGGCCCATACGCAAGCCCAAGTTGGCCCTACAGGAGCCACTGGGCCCGTAGGCCCGCAGGGAATTCAAGGCCCCGCTGGGGCTGGGACGGACGGCGTTGACGGACAAGACGGCGCTCAAGGCCCACAGGGAATTCAAGGCCCCGCTGGGGCTACGTTTAGCTATTCCGGAACAACTCTGACAATCACATCTTGAGATTAGTATGGTAAACAATACAGACAAACCTGACTTAGAATTGCGCGTAGAAAGTAACTGTAACAAGATGTTTTCTCTGCATTTCTCATCGACAACAGACGATGAACGTGTTATTAAAGAGACAGGTGTATCTGTATTAACTTTGGACGCAAACGAGATACAGGTTTTACACAATGCCAACAGCGACATTTGATTGGTCAGTTGTCCAAAACATCACTTTTAATGGGTCTGATGTACAGAAAATTGACTTAGCTCCTACGGGGAGTGTTGACTCTTTTGATGTTACAATTGTCAATTCTAGCGGCAATAAGTTTGCGTTCAATGACGCACCGTTTCCCGTACTGACGCTTCAGAAAGGTGTTACTTATACGTTTGATCAGAGTGACAGCACAAACGCCGGACATCCGTTAGCTTTCAGAGATGCTTCTGATGCTAGTTATACTACGGGAGTTACCGTCACAGGTACGGCAGGACAGGCAGGGGCGAAGGTAGAATTTGCAGTTCCTACTAATGCTCCGAGTGTTTTGAAATATTACTGCACTGTTCATGGAAATGGGATGGGTAACGCAGTTTCTACAATTTCTTCCGGATCATCCGCTAGTACAGAAATGTGGAGAAAGGTGTACACCCAACAGTCTGAAACACAGAGTGTATGGATTCCGCCTACTTACGGGAACATTGGCACATGGTCACAAGTAAGTGCCAATTCGGGTACTGCTTACTGGTATGTGAGTTGTAGTGACGGGCAGTCTGGATGGTCTGGGCCTTGCGGGAATGCCGCCCCATCATGTGCTTGCCCTTCCGGACAAAGCCACAACTGTGGGTGGACTCAGGTGGGGCAGTGTCCGTGGGTTTGCACCATCCAGTGCGGGGTTTCTGGGTCTTATTGGGGCCAGACAGCGGCCGGTTATTACGAGGATCAGACAGTAGATACTTCTTACTGGACGTATTTTTATTAAGGGTAAAAAAATGAACCACCACCAAATGATACATGACGGCAAGATAACCTCAGTAGTGAAGGTTGGGATGGAGACTGCCTTACAGACTTCTCTAAAGCCGGTCTTTTCTTTTGAGTATGACATTCTGAAGTTCAGCACCTCAGTTAAAGAAATTACATGGGGCGGAGAAACTACGGGTATTACACCAGAGCAAGCAGAAGAAATTCTAATTTACCTAGAAACGGTAGAAGAAGATAAAGCAATAACCAAGATGCTTAAAGATAATTACGCCGCAAAGGACTATCTGCATTCGACAGATTGGTACGTCATTCGTCAATTAGAAACGGGAGTACCAGTACCAGAGGAAATTACTGAGGGGCGGGCATCTGCGAGGGCAAAATTCCGTGAGTTACCACAGTAAGAAGATCTGTATTGTAGGTGGAGGAACAACAGGTTGGTCAGCCGCCGCATATTTAAGTAAGTTTGGCAAATTTCAAGTTGAGATTATAGAGCCAGAAGTAAATGAGCCTATTGGGGTTGGGGAAAGTACCCTACCATATTTGGAGAATTTCCATACCAGCACCGGCTTTAAAGAATTTAACAGTAGGACATGGGTAGATAAGGTTGATGGAACCGGCAAATTCACTATTGAGTTTGCAAACTTTTTTAAGAAAGAAACTAAGTGGGTTCATCCTTTTTTTATCAACGGTCAGGACGAAGGTGCGCTAGACGCATTTAATCACGGGCTCGTAAACGTCCCGTCTGGGGCGGGCCAGTACAACTGGGTAGGTGAGACTCTTGGGATGGCAAAGCTACGCCAAGAGGGTTTCAAAGATACTAAAAACCTCCCGCATATTGGGATGGGATTTCACTTAGATGCTACCAAGTACGCAAAGCTTCTGAGAGAACTTTCCCTAACTAGGGATAACGTAAAATTAACGCATGGCACTGTTACAGAGATTAGGTGGGATAACGAAGATATATCGGCTGTAGTACTGGATAACGCCGCCGAAATCGAAGCAGATTACTACTTAGATGCTACGGGATTTTCGTCTATTTTAAACCCATCACCTTGGGTGTCATACGAGAAAGAGCTTTTTTGCGATAGCGCGTGGGCAGTACAACTTCCCTACTTAGATGAAGCTACGCAGAAAAGGAACACAACGTACTGCCACGGCCTAAAGAATGGATGGGTGTGGAACGTACCACTGCAAAGCAGAGTAGGAACAGGTTACGTTTTCTCTTCTCGGCACACTTCTTCGGAAGGTGCAAAGAAAGAATTTTTAGCTCATCTCAACGAAGAGTATGGCTACGACACAGAAACACTAACGCCCCGATTGGTAAACTTTCAGTCTGGGCATAGAAAGGAGCCTTGGAAGGGAAACGTAATATCTATTGGCCTAGCATCAATGTTTATTGAGCCTTTAGAAAGTACCGCAATTGCGCTTACTCATGTTGCGTTACACAACCTACAGCCCTTGCTAACTGCCGACCACGTTGATTTGGCAGTAAGAAAGAAGAGATTTAATCAAAGGACGATTAAAAAGAGTTTACAAACTTTAGATTTTATAACAGCGCATTACAAATTTTCACAGAGATGCGACAGTAGGTTTTGGAGAGATTGCCGAAAGCTACGCATAAGACCCAAAGTTTCTAAACTTTTAAAAACTTACTCTGACAATGAGACAACTCTCCTGCCAGAAGTAGTTAATAAAATTTACAAAGATTACGGATTTTTCGGCAACGACAGTTGGGGTCTTTTGTTCTTAGCTTACGGATTTCCCAATGTTCAGACTAAGCACTGGAAAGATAAGCGAAGGGAAATCTGCATGGACTGTGAACATAGAGCAGAAAAATTCGGATTAAAGGTGTGTTCATTGTGCGGGTGCGTAACTCACATGAAAACAGCATTAAAACAATCCACTTGTCCGGATGGCCGGTGGTAGGCCGTAAGGTAATGGATAAAACAATGGATACTAATCGCTTGGACAGAATTGAGAAAAAATTAGACGAGTCTACAATTATTGCGGCTCGGATTGAGGAGAGGCTTATAGCCTCCCAACAAAGAATTGATCGTCTGGAATATCGGGCAGACGAACAAGAAGCCGACATCGAAAACCTTCGTGATGTTGCGGTCAGCAATAATCATTCCGTCAAAATTGCGGAACGTATTGCGTGGTTAATAGGAACTGGGGCAGTCAGCTTCGTTGTTTATTATTTCAGATAACTAGGAGAAACACATGGGACTTTTTAGCAAAAAGAAAAATACATACGTCACTAACGACTATGGGCTTGATGAGGAGCAATTTGAGGGGCTGAGTACTGGTCAAGCGGATATCTCCAACTCTATTCAAGCGAATTATGACGCGATGCAAGCTAATGCCGCCGCCGCCCAAGCGGCGTTTGAGCAAGCGTCAATTGAGCGAGACAATGCGATGCAAGCGGCCGCAACTGCGGCAAGCGCGGCTAATGAAACTGCCGCAAGCAATTATAATAATTTGAATACGGCGGTAACGGATGGGTTTGCGTCCCAGACTAATCTCTCAAATCTTAATACTGAGAAAATTAACAGCAATATCAACAACCAGACGAATACTCTGACAGATTCAATGAATACTGGGTTTAGTAATTCTACTAATAATATTAACACCCAATTTCAGAATTTGAATGAAGATAGGGCGCTGTTTGGGGAGCAGTTGATAGCTCAAAATGCCCAAGACAAGATCGACCAGATGGAGCAAGTCCGACTATACGGCGTTAAAGGTATAGAAGACCGGCTGGGCTTCTACGAGG